AATGGTAACACTGCACAGTTCCGTTTATCAGAAGACACTGCGTTCTTGGAAGCAATGAACCAGACTCAAGCTGAGACAATGTTCTATGGTAACCCCGGAACAGATCCTAAGAAGTTTTTAGGTTTAGCACCAAGATATAGTGCATTATCTGGAGCAAACAGTTCTACTAACGTTATTAGCGCAGGTGGATCAGGTTCTGACAATGCTTCTGTATATTTAGTTGTTTGGGGTGATCAAACTGTATATTGTCCTTTTCCTAAAGGATCTAAAGCAGGTTTAACTCACGAAGATCTAGGCGAGCAAACTGTTTACAACAGTGACGGTACAAGACTACAAGCTTTTGCTACACGTTATCAGTGGAAAAATGGTCTTGTTGTTAAAGATTGGAGATACGTTGTTCGTATTTGCAACATCGATGTTTCTGATTTAGCTGCAGGTACTTCAACACAAGCTGCAAGTGCATCTACTGCTCTTATTAAGCTTATGACTAAGGCATTGTACAAAATTCCTAATATGTCAATGGGAAGAGCAGCGTTCTATATGAACAGAACAGTTCATTCAGGATTATCTATTGCAGCACTTGACAAGTCTCAATCTGTATTAGCTATCCAAGAAGGTTTATCACAGTTTGGAACAGCACAAAGCTACTTATCATTCTTAGGTGTTCCTCTAAGAAGAGTAGATGCGTTGCTAACAACTGAAGCTGCTGTAAGTTAATTTATTTATTACTAAAGGAGATCTAAAATGATTACAGACAAACTGCTTAGAGTAAGCGAAGATCAAGGGGCTATTACTTCAACTGTAGTTTCTACTGACACTATTGATTTAGTGGTTGCTAGAGATATTGGTCAAGGTACACCCTTATACATGAATTTTGCTGTTACTACTGCATTTACTGGTAGTGGTACTGTAAAGTTTGAAGTTATTACTAGTGCAAACACTAACTTGTCTAGTCCAGATGTTATTGGTAGCAGCGATGCTATTACTGGTACAGACCTTACATTAGGTAAAAACGTAGTAGTGCGTATAAATCCTGATATGGGTGGACTAGGTAAAAGATATCTTGGTGCAAGATACACAGTTACTAGTACTGTTGGTAATGGTAAAGTTACTGCTGATGTAGTAGAAACAATTGGTGACGGACAGAAGTCTTATGCTTCTGGCTTTACCGTAGCTTAATAAGGAGAATCTATGCCTATTTATAAAGCTAAAACCAAGTGTTTTGTTGGTGAATCTTTACGAGAAGCCAACGAAGAGTTTGAATATAACGGAGAGCCAAACACTAATATTGAAATTGTTGGTGGATCTGATGTTGTTGATTATGATGCAATGACAAAAGCAGAGCTTGAAGTTTATGGTCGTACTATTGGTGTAGAACTTGATAGAAGACAAACAAAAGAAACTCTTATTAAACAACTTGAAACAGCTAGTAAATAGGTATAAGTCTTCTTAATTTTTTACAGGGGGCTAGTAGTAATACTGCTAACCTCCTCTTTTTATAGGAGATGTTATGGCAACTGAAATAGATATTTGCAACCTTGCCTTGGCACACTTAGGCGATGATGCAACTATTGCTTCGATAAAACCACCAGAAGGATCTGCACAAGCAGAAAATGCTGCAAGATTTTATCCTATAGCAAGAAACGCTTTGCTAGAAACACATACTTGGAATTTTGCATCAAAGCGTATAGCTCTAGCAACTACAACTAATACTTTGGAACAGTGGGAATATGCATATGTTGCACCTGCTGACATGATGACACCGCTTGCAATAATTTCTCCAACAGCACAAAACGATTACTCTACGAGAATGTCTTCTGGAGATACACCGGGTGGTATTACATCTAATTATTCTCCGACAATCGTAGCTGGTCATTATACACCACAACAATTTGCAGTAGAAGGTATTTATATTTATAGCAATCAGGAAAATGCATTATTACGATATCAATCAATAGTAACTGATCCTAGTAAGTTCTCACCTTTATTTGTTATTACTTTATCTTGGCATTTAGCATCTATGTTAGCAGGGCCAATAATAAAAGGTGATCAGGGCATGGCACAAGCAAAACGTTGTGCTGAAATGATGCAGGGATATTTAATTACTGCAAAACAACAAGATAGTTTACACAGAGATATAACAGTAGAACATATTGTGCCTTGGACATCTGGGAGGTAATTGATGCCAAATACACGGACATTTCTTAAATCATTTTCTAGTGGTGAAATATCACCAGAAATGCTAGGTCGTATTGATGACAGCAAATATCAACAAGGTGCAGCAACAATGCGTAATTTTATTGCATTACCACAAGGGCCAGCAGAAAACAGACCGGGATTTTCTTTTGTAAAAGAAGTAAAAACAAATACAAAGAAAACTAGATTAATACCATTTAGGTTTAACGTGTCGCAGACGATGGTTATAGAAATGGGAGAAGAATATTTCAGATTTCATACGCAAGGTGCAACTTTACAATACACAGATGGTGCAGCATGGAGTAGTAGTACAAATTATTCTATTGGCGATATAGCACTACATAACGGTGTAAATTATTACGCTCAAACAGCACATTCAAATAGCACACCACCTAACTCACCTTTGGATTGGTATGCATTGCCTGCTGATATGACGTATGAATTACCGTCAGCATATCAGGAATCAGAATTGTTTGATATAAAATTTGTGCAATCTTCTGACGTTATGACTTTAGTGCATCCTAATCATAAACCAGCAGAACTTAGAAGGTATGGTGCAACTAATTGGCAATTTACCAATATAGATTTTACCGCAGCAATTTCTCATCCAACTATTGCATCTGTAGTTGCGTATATGCCTAGTTCAGCTAGCAATAATTCTGACACAAACGAAGACCATAGATATGTTGTAACAGCGATAGCAAGTGACGGAATACAAGAAAGTACAGGATCAGGTTCTGCTGCTGTATCTAATAACATTTTTGTTACAGGAGCAAAAAATACTATTACATGGAATAAAGTAACAGGTGCAACACGATACAGAGTTTATAAAGAACAAGCAGGGTTGTATGGATTTATTGGTGAAAAAGAACATGATTCATCTAGCAATCCAGCTACTTATAGTATTATTGATAATAATATTGCACCAGATTTTGCTATAACACCACCACGATACGAAACTATATTTTCTGGTACAAATAATTTTCCTTCTGCTGTTTCTTATTTTGAACAACGCAGAGTATTTGCAGGAACTAATAACGAACCGCAAACTATATTTATGACTAGGTCAGGTACAGAAAGTGATATGTCATTTAAATTACCAATACGAGACGATGACCGTATTAAATTTAAAGTTGCTGCTCGTGAAGCAAATAGAATAAAACATATAGTACCGCTGACGCAATTGTTATTTATGACAGAAGCAGCGGAGTGGAGAGTAACATCTGTAAACAGTGATGCTATAACTCCTACATCTATAGCAGTTAAACCACAATCTTATATAGGAGCTAATGACACACAACCTGTAATTGTTAATAACACTATGGTGTATATTGCAAGTCGTGGTGGTCACGCAAGAGAATTAGGATATAACTGGCAAGCAAATGGATTTATAACAGGTGATTTATCTATTCGTGCAGCACATTTATTTGATAGTTTTGATATTACAGATATGACTTTAGCTAAAGCACCAACACCAATTGTTTGGATGATTAGTACAAGCGGTAAGTTAATAGGTCTTACATATGTACCAGAACAACAAGTAGGAGCATGGCATCAACATGATACAGACGGTACATTTGAAAGCGTTACATCAGTCGCTGAAGGTGGTGTAGATGGAGTTTATTGTGTAATAAAAAGGACTATAAATGGCGTAACAAAAAGATATATAGAACGTATGGGTACAAGAAATTATACAACTCAACGTGATAATTTTTTTGTTGATTCTGGTCTTACTTATAACGGCACAAATACAAACAATTCACGCACTGTGACTATAACTAGCAGTGGTAGCTATACAAAAGGTAGTTCTGTTACTTTAGAATTTCCTTCTTCTATTCCTGTATTTAAAGTAGGAAATAATGGTTTAACTACAGATTTAAATGATGCAATAGTAATTGTAGATGGTACAGAAACATACAGATGTGATATTACAGCTATTGCAGATGATCATACTGCAACTGTAAAACTTGATCGTGATTTGCCTAGCAGTTTACAAAATACAGCAATAACTACATATGAAATAGCAGAAAAAACATTATCAGGATTGGATCATTTAATTGGTAAAACAGTAAGCATATTGGCTGACGGTGCTGTACATCCAACTAGAGTAGTAGATTCTAATGGCGGTATTGTTTTAAATCGTGCAGCTAGTGTTGTACATATAGGTTTACCTTATGTTTGTGATTTAAAAACGTTGCCATTACTTTTGCAAACGGAAGCAGGCGGTCAAAGTCGTGTTAAAAATTTAAACCATGCTTGGCTACGTGTGTTTGAAAGTTCTGGTATATTTGTTGGCCCTACATCAGAAAAATTAGTAGAAGCAAAACAACGTACGACAGAACCGTATGGGTCACCACCAAATTTAAAAACTGAAGATATAAAAATAATGCTTACTCCTTCTTGGCAAGATTATGGTCAAATATTTATTAGGCAAACTGATCCATTACCATTAACAGTTGTCGGAGTTACGTTAGAAGTATCTATCGGTGGATAGTGTAACCGTAAACCGATAAACTGTTTGTATAGTATAAAAATAAATAGGTGTTGAACTTATGGCAATAAATTGGAAAAGTTGGGATACAGTAGGCGGTGTAATGTCAATAGGCGGTACTGTAACAGGTATTATTGGCAATATTGCAGCATCCAACAGACAAAAATACGAAGCAGAAAGTGCAGGGTTAAATTTAGAACATCAAGAAGACATGGCAAAAATAAATGCCGATATGTTGGAGATGGAAGCACAGCAAGTATATAGAGCATATAACAGACAAATAATGACTAAGACAATGGCAGCAGGGTTAAAAGAAGGAAAAGCTAGAACAAGTTTTGCTGCAAGAGGTGTACAACTTGGATACGGTAGTGTTGCTAATGTTTTTGCATCGGATGCTGTTATGAGAGAACTAGATAAGATAACTATGAATAGTAATAGAGTAAGGGCTGCAAACCAGATGAGAACAAGAGGCGTGCAAGCTGATATTAGGTCAGATATGTTAGGTGTATCAGCAAGTAATATGTTTGCTACCGCATCAACTGTTAGTCCATTTTTAAACATGACAAGTACGCTTATGTCGGGTGTTGGTGATTTTGCAGCAAACGAAGGTTACGGATTTTTCGATAAAAAGTAACTAATTATGGCAACAGTACCTTTACAGCAAACACCTACAGAACAAATAGATACTGGTGGAACACCATTATTTTCTGCAACTAATATACAGCCAGTACAAGATACAGGTGTTGCACAAGATATAGGACGTTTAAGTAATGCACAAAAACAATTTGCAAAAATAGCAGCAGATTTACAAGATCAGCATAATGACATTAAATCTAATGAAGCATACAGAGGATATCAAGAAGAAGCAGATGTAAAAGTAAATGAATATTTAAGTTTGCAACGTGGTGATGCGATAGCAACAGTAGATTATGACGAAGACACTAATAAACCTATAACTGCATATGACAAATTAGTAAATGATTTAGAAGAAATATCTAATAAATATTTAGAAAAATTAGATAACAATAGTCAAAAACAAATATTTAAGAACAAATATGCTGCGTCAAAACGTATATCAGTAAATAGTGCTAGTAAACATTCTCTAAAACAAAGCAGATTAAAATTAAATGAAGAATCTGAAGCAAACGTAAATATGGCTAAAAAAAGATCAATTAATAATTTTGAAAGTTTTCAAGAAGAAAATGGAGATTACCAAATTAGTTATTTTGCAGGAATTTTAGAAATAAAACGTAATGCAGAATTAAATGGTCGTAATACAGATATAACCAAAGGGCCATTAAGTTCTAAATATTTAGAAGATGTACAAAAATACAACGATGAAGTAATGAAAGGTGTTGTAGACGAATTAGTAAAATTACCCGGTGGACACCAGTTAGCTAAACAATATGTAGATATGCATAAACCAAAAGAAATTAAAGATGTAGTTACTGATTTAGAAATATATATTAAAGATAAGCATGAAGATTACAACCAAGAAGAATGTGTTAATGGTGTTTTAACTGCTAACGGTAATCAAAACACTGGTAATTTTTTAGATCAAACAAAAAAATTAATGTGCCTTAAAAGCAATCATCATGAAGATGATGGTACAGGTGCGTCTGTTTATGATGGGCATCATAGTGACAAAGTAGAAGTTGCAGGTCAAACGCAAGAAAACAATATTGATACGTTAGAAAAAATAAGAAACGAATCAAAATTTTATAAATTGGATGCTAATGCAACATTAATAAATGAACATCAGACAACACATTTATTTGCTATACAACATTTAGGTGTAAAAAAAGCAGACAGTTTATACACAAAAGCTAAATCTAGTCTTGACATAGATACAGCTAGATACAAAGAAGATGCAACATATGCAAAACAAATAAATAAAAAAATAATAGATAATTACAACAAGTTAATTAATGAAGAAGCTAACAAACAATATAAGGGTGACTATGTAACCGCAATAGCTAACGATTTAGAAATAATAAAAAAAGGTATTAATTACGATGGTGATTTTACAAGTGACGTAGATTTTATTACAGGACTACGTCCGTTAGACGTTTTAAAAGCAGAAATAAAAGAAACAATTACAGATTCTAAACAACAAAAATATGCGTTACAAGATTTAGAAATTAAATACAACAAAATTAGTAGTGAACGTACAAAAATTTATAACGAAAATTTAAACGCTGCAAAAGAAATAGCATTTGCTGAAGAAGGTGGTTGGAAAAATTTAGAAGCTAACGAAATAAAAATAGAAAACTTTAGTGAAAGCGATCAAGAATTATTAAAAAAAGGACAGCCAAAAGAATCTGATGTAGACACAATTGTCAATTTAATAAATAATCCGGCAGAAACTAGAAATAATTTACCTTCATATAGCCAATTATTATCGCAATCAGATTATTTAGGTTTAAAACGGTATGCAGAAAATTTACAAAGTGAAGATAAATATGTAGAAGCTACAGGTAATGTCACTATGTTAAAGGCTACTTTAGATAGGTTTGACATGGGTGATTTATATACGTCTAAAAACAAAACAAAAAAAAGAAAATATATAGCAATACACGAAGCATGGTTAAAAGAAATTAACGCACGACAAATTACAAAAGGCAATGTAAAACTGACTATGGGTGAGAAACAAGATGCATTAAACGATATTTTAATAGACAATGTAAATCTTGATAATGATCCATTTTTAGGATTTATTGGTGGCAATGATACAAAAGATACAAATGTATTTTTTGTTGA